TGTTCTCTGCAGTAACCTCGACGGCTCCGAAGATTACAGCCGACAGCTTCGTGGTGCTTGACTCGCAGGAGAAGATAAGCAATTGCGACATCAAGCTTACCCCGAAGCTGATCAAGGTGCTGAAGAACGTGGAAACCGGCACTCCTGTCATGGGGACTAACGGGGGAGGCCACTACTACTCTATACGCAGTGCAGATGGCTTCAAGCTTCAGGCCGGAGACATCACTAAGCTGATGCTGCTGGGATACCTTGAGCTGGCTGGCGAAGAGGCTTTGGTGGAATGCCTGACCTCCACCGCCTACGCATTCAGGAGCTTGCAGTCCAAGAGCGTATCCTTGAGCAGCAAGATAAAGGCCATCTCCGACTACATGGAATGCACCGACACGGGCACCCGTACCAATCCCAACAGTACCAAGGCGTCTACTAGCTACGGTGATTCCGAAAACCTAGGACACTGGGATCGGCAATCAATCGGAGGCCAGCTGTCCTACAAGGTATATCGATCTGCGAAGGCAGTCGACGATACCGATCAGGTAAAGTGGCGCAAGCCGCCTAAGTCATCCGTATGGCCCTACACCCTGGAGCATCATTGGTTTGAGATCCAGGAGTCGGGAATAGTCGCCATGAACCTGCAGCTGACAGGATTGCTGCAATGCACTGGCAACGCCGCGCAACGATCCACGAAGGTGGCGACTATCAACAACGCGTATCCTATGTTCAAGAACCTTGTCGGGCTTTCGAACTCCAGGAACCTGTTGCAGAAGTATTTCACCGAATGCCTCCTGGGCAAGATGCACTGGAGCGACATTGAGAACGATATCAAGAATTGCCACTTTGGAGTTCCGTACAACCACTACTACGGCGGCAGGATGGACGGCAAGTTCATGCTCGTATCCATGTGCCTGGCATCCGGCATGGCCCCTGTGTTCGACAAGGGCGTGTTCTCCAAGTTCGAGCCGATCTCGTCGAAGATCGTTCCTCCGACCGGAGAGCCGATTCGAGTGTCCATGGAGCTGTTCACGGAAAGCGCAAAGTACATTCAGTATGTTCCAATGCTGTTGATGTACCAGATTGGACTTATCTCCCCCGACACCCTCAGGTCCTGCACCCCCATAGTCAAGCAGAAGGGCGATACGGATAAGATCGTGGAGATCGATGTTGGGCACGGGCTGATAGTCCAGGCTGACCGCAATACCGCCGTACTGGCATCCGCCAAGAAACTGGCTACAATGAGACAGCAGGCGCAGAAGGAAATTGCTGACGCCCCAGAAGAGCTAGAAGAAGTCTAATAGCAAAATAAAAGAAATCAATCATGGCTAGACCCAACCCTAAACCGAACTCCCCGCTAGGTCTTACACCCGCAATGCGTTCAGCGAGTAAGAATCCGGCAAAAAAAGTTACGGACAACACAAAAGGTTGGGCTTTGATTGACAACATACCAGTACCTCCTGCGGCAGAGAAGAGAAACTTCTCCAAGCCTATCGGAGCCGTTCCAGTGCTTATCAATGGCGCTGAGTCAAAGGCAGATCCTACAGGATTGCTGAAACCAGAAGTACAAGTAAACAAAGAGCCTACCCCACCAGTCGGTGCGGAGGCTTTTTTTAGCTATTCAACTCCTGTCGTACAAGCTGTTCCTATCAAAACAGTTTATATAGAATGGTATGGATTATCCATGGCTATAGATTGTCTAAATACAATCTATAACTCAGCAAGCAGTTCTCGGACAGGTCAAGGGTGGTTGTTGCTTGAGCTCAAGGTAGATCCGAATCTAGACAAGCCGGCCTGGCTGCCTCCGATCGCAGAACTGGATGAAAATGGTAAAATATCCGTGCCTGAATTCTATTGCACGGTAGATGGGCTGCGGCTAAAGTGCCAGATGCTCAACATAGAGCTATGCGATAGGGTAAATGGAAAGTACGTATATATTCTTAGAGTATTAAATTAATAAAAATTCTAACTCAAAATCAGATATACTTAAAAGACTTTTGTAGAGAGCTTTTACTAAAATGCAAAACGAAGAGTTCATCAAAAAAGGCGTAGTAGAGGGTGAGTCGGAGTCCAATGAGGTTAAAACCGCGTCGGATGAGATCTCTTCGAAGGTGTGCTCGGGCTTCTGTAATTGCCGTTGCAAGGCAAAAGGAGTAAAGGCAGATGAAAATAATCAACAACATTGAAGACGCTATTCCGGTTTTCATCTCCGCTATAGTTGGTGACAACCTGTTTGCGGTAAATGCTTTACTGGATAAGTTTCCAAAGCTCATTGAACTAAAGGACAAACGCAGCAGGAACGTTCTTATGGTTGCCTGCTATGCAGGTAAGCCTACCATCGTCAGCTACCTCATATCCTTCTATGTCATCGCCAATCCAATGCTAGATCCTGAACTCGTAGACGAGGATGGATTAAATGCATACGACTGGGCCGTGCTAGGCGGAAACGACTTTGCACGAAGCCTGATAATGAAGATCTCCGATTCAGGAATGGAATAAAAGGATAAAGATGCCTGACTTCTCGACCCCAAACTTCTCCCAGCGCCGAGCTTTATCCCACTCAGAGCATGTGCCTAGTCCGTTTCTGGACTATGCATCCTTGTATCTGCCGACCAATCTAAACGAGGCGTTTGAGATTGCAGAAGCAATGTACTACAGCAACCGCACGTTTGCTCAGGCGGTCGAGTACGTAGTCTCCTATTTCACCGGAACCGATGTAAACATAGTAACCAAGGACGAGGAGAAGTCGGCTGAATACAAGAAGTTCCTGAAGGAGAAGATGGACATTCAAAGCCAGCTATTCATGATTGGCAGGGATGTCAAGGTGTATGGCAATAGCTGCATATCGATTCTAGCTCCCTTCAAGCGGTTCCTGCAATGCGACAAGTGCAACGCCGTACGTCCTATTCAGCAGGTAGACTACAAGTTCACGCTCAAGAACGGATTCACGTTTCAATGCCCGTCCTGCAAGGCTGCTGCTCAGGCAGCGAATCCAGAAGACAGGCCTACGCTTGAGGAGAACAAGATCAAGCTGAAGCGCTGGCCTATCAAGCAGATTCGAATAGTATCTCAGCCCTATGGAGGAGCCCCTGAATACTTCTACGAAGTGCCCACCCAGGACGTAAGCATGATCCAGGCGGGTAACAAGAAGTACCTAGAGGAAGTGCCTTGGGGCATGGTGCAGGCTGTTCGTGCCAATACCCTATTTCAGTTCACCGAAGGCATGATGTACCATCTGTCCATAGGAAACCTGAGCGACATTCGAATGGGTGAATGGGGTCTGCCTCCGGTAATTGCCGGGTTCAGAGATGCCTATCTAGCGCAGATTCTGAAGCGTAACAATGAAGCCATCGCCCTTGACCACATGCTGCCGATCAGGTTCATCACTCCGGCATCCGTAGGTGCTGGCGGAGACTTCATGAAAGGCGTCAATATAGCTTCGTTCGGCCAGCAGGTTCTAAGATCCATAGAAAGAGCAAGAAAGGATCCAACGGGCTGGCAGTGGATGTCGACCCCTGTCAACTACCAACTGCTAGGCGGCGAAGGAAAGGCTTTTGTCGTGCCTCAGCTGCTGGATCAGGCGCAGTCAGACTTCCTCAACGGCCTTGGAGTTCCAGTAGAGCTGTACAGAAAGAACCTGAGCGCCCAGACTGCCCCCTTTGCAGCAAGGCTGTTTGAGGCAGGCGAATCGATGTTCCTATCCACGCTTCAGGGTGCCCTATCCTGGATCGTGGACCGCATTAGCGCCATTCTCAACTGGCTGCCATGCGAAGTATCCCTGACCAGACCTACCCACGCCGACGACATCGAGCGCAGAATGCTCATGCTTCAGATGATGATGCAGGGTGTGGCCGCAGAGCAGGACGTACTTACCTTGTTCGGACTGGATTGGAAGGACACCTTCAAGAAGCGCCAGGCAGAGCAGGAATTCAAGATGCGCGAAGAGAAGTCCTACATGGACCGCATGCGCAAGGCGGAGGAAAACGAGCAGATTCTTGCCACCCCATCAGGTGCTGGAATCGCACCTCCAGGAATGCCTATGGGCGGTCCTGCTCCAGCAGGCATGGGAATGCCCCCTATGCCTATGAATGGCGTAGCCGGCCCTGGCGTAGGCGGTATGGCAAAGGATCTGGAGACCTTCTATGCCGATGCCCAGGCTCGTGTAAATGAGATCATGCAGACAGCCCCATTGGGATCCCCTATGCGCAGGCAGATACTGGAACAGATCAAGGGGCAGGATCCAAACCTGCATGCCGTGGTCAAGAGCATGCTGGACCAGGCTACCCAGCAAGCCGAAAGCCAAGGTCGGGATCAGCTAAGGCAACCCCAGCCACCCCCAGGTTAAGGCCAAATAACCCCCTAAAAAGACCCCTAAAAAAGGGGTCTTTTTGTGTTATAATACTTTGTAGGTCCTATATTATGCCGTAAAATAGACCCCTATTTGCGGTATATATACATAGAGGCCTTGTAGGTCTTAAACAAGCCAGGAAGGTAAGCGTATCCTTTTGATACGGCATGGCCCTTCCTTCATACCTCGGATCTGCCTATGGGGTATGTGACATATAATGTCGGAGAAGCCGGAATCCTACCGGTACGGGAACGGTCCCGAGGCAGCCATCCCGAAATAGGTAAGCCTGGCTGGATGATGGCTAAAAGGAAGGTTGGGTGTACACAACCAATCTTCTTTTTTAGCTATAAACCAGGAGGTCTAAAATAGACCCCTATTTGCGGTATTTATATATGTAGGCTGTATAGGTACTCGCCTGGGGCGTTTCCCCGGGGTTTGATCTATACCTACAGAGGCCGGCTCCAAAAGGGTCGGAAAAATCATGACTCGTAATGCAGTCGCCGCCGTCGTGGCGGTCTTCGTGATCCCGGTGGCACTGGTCATCGGCGCCGCAGCGGCGCTGGG